TGGAGAGGACTTCGATGTCAGCGTCTGCGGCTGTCCGCATTGACACTGTCACCGTGCGAGTGGCTACGTCACCACTGTTTGTTTGCTGATGGACCAAGCCGACGAGACGCCAAACTGTGCTTGCGGGCACAGTCAGAATCTCGGCCAGCTGGCCATCGGTTGCTTCAGCATACTGATGAAGTTCGGGGGTACCGACTTCGTACGCTGATTCATGTTCTGCAAGAATGTCCGCCACATCGGTAGTCTCCGCGGACACACCAGAGGATGCAATAGCCAGGGCAGCAACGCGGCTGCCTCCAACTGCTCCACCCTTCCGGCTTCGGTCAACGATTCTAGCCATGTGTTAGGACCTCCCGATTAGGCGTCAGTAATGACGGCAACACCAGCGGAGTCTTCGATTTCAAAGACACCGTAGTTGGCGGTAGCTGTCAGGACCCAGCCGCGGATAGGCGGCCAATACATGGGAACGATCTTGGACGACCACTTCTTGACCATACCCAGCGCGTAGTTCGCTGAGAAGATACCACCGGCACGGTCCGCTGCGGCGTTAGCCGTTGGGACGTTGGTGGAGAAGTAGATCGGAAGACCGAACCATTCACCGGCGAAGCCGTTGCCCGCAGGGCCTAGCTCGTTTGTACCGGCGCGAATGCCCTGGGACTGGAACGGCGAGTTCGCGTTCGTTTCCAGAGCGGTTCTCATGTCGCTAATCTGAATTGGATGAAGGACGCCAACATACGGCTTCGGCGCATTTGCAACCTCGAGCGTGTAAATCGCTTCAAGGAGGTTCGCCAGCGTAAGGTCAGCAGTTGTGGTGCCTACCGTACTGGAGAAGGATGCGAAGAGGGCCGTAATGTCTACGTCGATCTTGTCTGCAATGGAACGTCCCAGCTGCTTGAGCCTTGCGCCGTGCGCTGCTGGAATGTCTGATACCTCAAGGACATCGGTGACAGTTGCCATGATACCAACCTCACCAGCCGTACCCGTGACCTTTGCGGTCGTGAGTGCGGTGTTAGCGAGTTCGGTTCCTTCATTGACGGCCGCGGCGGTGAACTTGTCAGCCTTTGGTACGTCAACAGACTTCGACGGCTGATTGCTCAGGTCGAAGTTGCGAAGGAGGGGTGGTGTCACCACTGTGGCCATGAGGGCGTCCAATACCATGTCTGCAATGATGGCCGAATAGACGGTATCATTGTAGGTCGTGGTGGTTGAAGGACTGGCGCCAAAATCTACGGCAGCCATATTGTATTACCTCGTGTGTATTAGTGGTCGATTATGCCTTTCTTGACGAGATAGTCAGCTTGCACATTGTCCGAATTACGGGGTGCTCTACCTTCTACATAAGCCTGGGCTGCCTCTTGAGGGTTTGTCTCCAACAGTTTGCTGAAGTCCTCTGAGGACATCTTGGGCTGTGCAGCCGGTGTAGAACCACCTGCTTCAGACCCTGCTGCGCCTCCAAGACCTGCAAGTCCTGCGTTGGCTGGGGGAGTAGCTGACTCCTCTGCCGGTGCGGCTGCTTCTTGGGCCACAGTCAAGCCATACTCTTCTGCGAAAGCTGCGACCGATTCGGCCGTGGCTTCTGCTTCGGGGTTGGTCTTAAGGAACAGATCGGCATGCTTAGGGTTGAGCTTCGCTTCCTTGAACGTCGTGGTTGCCTGCAATACACGGAGGTTTGTTTCCGCTGCATCAGCCCGCGAGGTCTGGGTTGCTAGATTCTCGTTTGCCCTATCCAGTGCTTCTCTGAGCTCCTTAGGTGCTCCTGGTGTGTTCTCGTCACTCATTGTGCTATTACTCCTCTTACACTACGACCATCTTCGAGGGACGGATGGCGGGTTTCTTATGACTGCCGACGCTCTCCCCTTGCGGGCAAGATGCAGGCTCGGCTCCTGCATGAGTAAATTGTAGTATAGCAGATATTTCCATTATTGTCAACTGCTTTCTTGGCGGACTCCTGAGAGGCTGGCCGATTGTGGCACACCCTGGTCGGAGAATCGCTTGAACGGGTTGGATCGTTGGCGGTCACGGGTGGCCTTGGCTCCGCCAAAAGCTCGCTCCATGTTACGGCCGATCTCTGCCTGCGAGGCACCAGAGGAGGGCGCCAAGCCTAGGCTCAGGTCAATCAAGTCCTGTTCATTGAGCCCGTACTGGTCAAGTCCAATCTGGTCACGGAACCTTAGGATGTTCGCAGCAGCGTTGGACAAGCCTTCCAGGGCCTGGTCGTAGGACGAGCGGCCCTCTGTTCTATTGGCGAGGTCTACGGCAGCCTCAACACCAATGTCCAAGCCCGCATCAATGGCGGCCTGGTGGAGGGAGGTCTCCTCCCAAATCTGGTAGAGTTCGGCAGGAGCGTTGCCTGCCATGAACTCAAACTGCTCATCTTCCGTCAGTGGCTCCATTCCTCTTGCTGCGAGTACCTCATTGAAGGCATCCAGTGCACCCTGGTTGTTCGCCATCCTCTCGAACATCTTATAGACCTGCTGGACGTCAGTGAGGCTATGCCCCTGAGACACCAGGTCCCCAATCATTTCAGGGGTCACAGAGTCGGGGTCACCCCCGTCACGAAGGATGAGTTCCTTCACACCGTTCTCCAGCTCGAGGAAGCCACTGACTGCCTCAGAGATAGTGAGGCCAAGGCCTATCATGGTCTCGAGACCAGGGAAGCGTGCCTTGAACTCAGGAAGCTTGGAGATTTCCTCAATCAGCCACTCGTCAGACTTACCTTCAGAGTGAGCGATGTAGAGGAGGTCTAGGACAGCGTCGGACTCTTGAGCCCAGTCGGGGAGAATTCCTTCGTCAAGGGCCAGAGCGATTACACGTTCTACTTCACCCTCGAAGGTACCTGTGCCTTGGACATCCAGGATGTTACCGCCATACGTGTAGCCCTCCTGTTGGAGGACGTCACCCAAGGGCATGTTGGTATAGTCCACGGGGCGTTGGCCCTCGCCAAAGATATTGTCCATCTCTTCAGGACTGGCCTCAAAGACCATGTACCTGTTACTACCAGGCATCTTGTAGGCGACAGCCCATGTGTTGGTGGACTTATCGTAGTACCACTTCATGTCCTTGGAGGTTAGAATCGTGACGCTACCCGTACCGATAGAAGGAGGGTCGGCATCGGGAGGAGGGACCTCTTCCGTTATGACGCCCCCGCCCTGGTCGGTCATGCCTGCGGCCTTTTGGATTGTAGCCACAAGGGTATTGAATTGCTTGGTGCCGTTACCCAGCTCCATAGCTATGCGAGTCAGGCGGGCCTCGATGTCAGCATCCTCTCCGGCCGTGAGTGGAACGCCGGCTTCCTCAAAGGCGTCCCTAATGTACTGCTTGACCCTGTCTTCGCCCACGACATACTTGAAGATGTCAGCACGGAGCTGTGCCATGGTGCGGCCACGGCCCGTACCGTTCGCGAGTTCGTCTTCCCACCCAGCGATGCGGTCGGCAGATACCGTGATACCCCACTCCCTCTGTATGAGAGTGAGGATGTTTTGTAGTTGTGTCGATGCCATGGTGTTATCCTCTCAGTACGTTACGGACGCCGCGGACTCTCTGTTCCAGCGAATTTATGAACGAGGTTGACTGTTGCTGTTCCGGTGCACGAGCCAATCTAGAATTGAAAGCAGAAGCTGAGCTCCCAAGAGCAGCACCAGCGGAAGCAATATCGTTAGCGGTGCCTCCAGGCCGACCACCTCCGCCGATAGCAGCCGTCGCCGCTTGTGTATAAGGTGAGATGTATTGAAGTTCATCCATGCCCTCCGGCTTGTTGCGGTAGAGCATGTTGTGTCGTGCATCCCCTCTGATCTTGTTGAGTACGAACGTCTGGAAGTCCAGCTCTTGTTCTCCGCCCGAGGCCACAATGGCGTTGATGTATTCGCGGGCGATGTTCCGTGAGTTCGGATTGTCCTCTACAAGGTAAGCTCCCCACATCTTGTGGGCTGCCTCAGTCAGCTCGTCCTCGTCAAACATGTTGCGGATGTCGGAGGCGGTGGGGCGGCGAGAGCCGGAGCCAGAGCCGCTTCGTCCTGTTTGGCCGAGGCCATCAAAGTCAAGTCCCGACTCACGAGTGTACCAGCCCATGCCGTCCTGCCACATACGCTGATACTCTGCCATGTCGATGGCATCAGTGGAGCGGTCACCCTCAGGGTTATTCAGTTGACGGTCGGCGTGTCTCTCCCACATGAAATTGGTGGCCCTGTCAATGTTGTCACGAACAAACGACTCCATGACAAACTTGTCGTAGCCGAACTGGTTCGCCCAGGAGTTCAGCATACTGAGGGAGTCCTTCCGGAATTGGTGCCGCCAGTCAAACTCCTCACCTAGAGTCTCCTCGCGCTCTTCCTCTACGCCAGTCTTCTGTTCTTCGCCGCTTCCTGGCGGTGCTGTCAATCCCATTACTTACTCCTCGGTATCATGGTGTCAGGATTATACCACACATCTTCCCCGATGTAAAGCCATCCGAATACACGTCCATACATGTCTGTGTTGCCATAGCGCTCAGGGTCTCGCACAATCGCGATAGGTAGGCCCTGGTCGATGGCATCAGAGATAGCATCCTCAAGGGCATACTTCTCTTCTTCTCCACCCTGGCCCAGCTCCTGAGCGTTCCAGCCCAAGAGACGAACGCTGCTGATTTCCTGTGCTCCGCCAACACCTGGAGGACGGAAGGCTACCTGGACGGTGTCACCATCGTAGACGTCCCTGACCCACACCTGGGTGGCGTTGGGGTTCATGGACCCATCCTCTCTGATGAGAGGAGAAGGTTCATCAGGTACCCAGTCGTACGGGCCGAGGGTCTTCCCATAGGCATCGTTCCACTTCTTGGCGTTGTCTACCTTGTTGAAGGCGTCGTCCTGAATCATGCGGCCATAGCGGCTCACAGCTTCGTCGCGGATAGAGCGCCAGGAGGGGTCGCCTGCCGAGCGCCGGTCCAGAGCCTCACCAATCCACACCAGGTCTTGCTTGTATCCTGCTCGCGTGTCCTCATTGAAGGCACTGGCGTCCAGCACCTTTCCGTAGAAAGTACTGAAGGCCTCGTACCCAGCGGACTTGGGGGCGAGGTAATTGCGGTAGCCCGTGTCCAGGTGAGCGAAGATGGGGTTGTCAAGGCTAGTCCTAGCAATCATGTCAGCCGTAGCCACATAGATTTCATTCACATACACCGACTCGCTCGGGGTGTCCTCGTCATAGTCCAAGCCCAGTATCGGCAGCAGCTTGGCCAGCTTGGGCGTGATCTCAAGGAGTGCCCACTGCTCGTCTGCGAATTCCTTTCTCAGCTCCTCTGGGGTTGAGGGCATCTGAGCACTCCACGGTCGCTGCATGCTAAATCCACTTTCGCCCTCTTCCGGTGGGAGCTGGCGGTCGTACTCACGCTTCAGTGCGGTGTAGTCCATCCACAAGTCGTGGCCAGTTTTATAGGGTAGGATGCCATCAGCCCTCAGATCAGCGGCGGCTGCATCCAGCCACTCATGCCAATCTTCGCCCAAGTCATCCCAGCGCTCAGCGTTAGCAATGTTCACAGCCTCTTCGTATGCGGCCTTCGCTGCACGCTCCTTAGACTGAAGGATAGTTCCAACGATGTTCGTGTAAAGCTCGCGCGGAGTCATGGGCTCAATGTAGCCCTGGTCCTTGTACGCATTGTGACGAGCGAAGTCTGCCGTGCTGCCACCAGTGGAGTAAGGCTTGTCGTTACCTGGGACCTGTGCGCCCATGCCGTCACTTGACCACTTCCATCCGGACACAAGGTTCACAGCGAGGGACTCGTTCGTAGCTACAGCTAGGTCTTTCTCCCAGTCTGGTAGATTGTGGTACTGCTTACGGACCCATGCTGCTGCGTTCTTACGTTGCTCGGGTGAGTTCGTGCCCATGTGGGCGGGGAGCTCAAGACCGAGAGTGTCCATTCCGTTGAGCCAGACATCTTCCAACTGATCCCAGCTGGCGTCGAACTTGACACCGACTGGGCGGTAGAGTTCAGTACCCACTTCCTTCAGCGTAGTGATAGCCTGTTCCCGAGCAGCTTTGGACAGACTCTCACCGATCTTCTCATCCAAGAGGGCAGTGATGCCCAGCTCAGCCGAGACTCCAGTGAGGTCTCCCAGTTCAGCAATGAAGTTGGGGTCTGCGAAGGACTCCTTGACCGCGCGACCCGCTTCCAGTCTCGGTGCCCAGCTTTGGGAGCCTATAGACTGACCGGCACCAGAGCCAGTGACGAGTTGGGTGAGCGCCTCAGAGATGTTAACCAGCTTGGAGGCAGTACCTCCACCCATGAAGCGAGACTGTGCATAGGCGGCTATACCCTGTGGCTGTTGGTAACCGAGAGAAGGTACCCATGAGGCCCAGTCACTGATGTACCGATCATAGCCGATGGGGTCCTTGATGGGGTCGGGCATGTTCAAGCGGAAGACGCTATCCAAGGCCATGATGGGAATCACACCCATACCTGGGAGCAAGACCTGCACAGGAGACTGTCCTTTGTGGAACAGGAACAAGCCCGCACCAAGATCAATCTCTTGTAGGCCTACTGCCCGAGCAAGCCCACCAAACCAGGGGTCCTCCTGAATGCGGTCCAGGTCGAAGTCTGTGTTAGCCACACGAGAGAGGAAGCCAGCCGTTCGCGGGTTGAAGGGCAGGGCATCGGTCGCAGCGTTAGCTACCTTGCTGATGCCCAGGGCGTTCGTGTTGTTCAGGTAACCGCGCAGCTGTGGGCGAGAGAAGAACTCCCGTGTCCAGCGGCCCATCATGTCAGCGTATGGCTTACCGAACGGAGCCAAGCCAACGACCTTGCGGCCAGCAACAGACTCGTTCGTAAAGGAGTACATGCGGCGTTCGATCTCCCAGACTTTCTTCTGTTCGATCAGTTCGTCCACGTACCTCTTGGTCACAGCACCCTGCGTCTCCTTGAGGTGCTGGGCGTAGTCTGGGATGCTCGCTCTAATGAGCTCATCCGGCGTATCAGGATATGCCCGCTTCAGTATGTCGAACATGTCCTGGTCGGTCATGATCTTCCTGCCCTGAGAGGCGAAGAGCTTCTCGAGCCTTGCCCGCTCAGCGATCTCCACGGTGTCAGCCATGGCGCCACGGCGGTAGTCGAGAGGGTTCTGGAACAGCTTGTTCGTAGCTGCCTCCATGCCTCGGCCAATGGGACCAGTGGCTGCCTGAGCGTTACCTGTCACAGAGCCGAAGCCTTCGAGCACCCAGTGAGGGAGAGCAACTGGGCCAGCTTGAGTGCTGCCCTTTGCCGCCACTCGCTCCGCTCCGTCGAGCCAAATCTGCTTGGCTTTGGCTTGGGAGGCAGTATCGAGCTCTTTGGTGGCCAGCTGCCACATCGTCTCGTAGCCCTCGCGGACCTGCTCCATCGTCGCACCAGTTCGGGTCTTGCCCGTAGTGACATCGAGGATCGTGAGCTCGCGGGCCTTGCCTGCTGTCTGCTCCAGGTCCCACCACTTTTGGAATGCCTCGTCACCCTGGAGGTTGGCGACGAAACCTTCGTTACCCATGAAGCCCTGAGCCTGTCGGTCAGCAGCTTCGTAGTACCGCTCGTTACCTCCGAGCTTGTTCTTCTTGTATGTGACCTCGTCAAGGCCCACACCTCTGGTCTCAATCCAGGATCGTTCCTGCTGCTTGAGATAGAGGGGGTACTCCTCGAGCTTGGTAATGCGGTCCCTCCAACGCTGCGGCATTCTGGACCACGACTCGTGGCTCTTGAGGCGGTTGATGCGGATGGTCTGCTTCATCACCTGGTCTTCAAAGAAGTTGAAGATGGTCTTGGCGCCACCAGCCTGGAGGTATGAGATCATCTCATCCATGGACACCACGATACCAGTACGTGGGGTGAACACCTTGTCCAAGACCCACGCGAGGTGAATGTTGTGCACCGTTTCAGATACGCCGTCACCAAACAGCTTCGCGGCGACTGTCTTCAGTGCGTCAGGGCCACCCGTGGCTGCCGTCATCATCTCCAGAGGAGAGGCGGGGGCGAGCCAGGTGCTCTTGTGTTGGAGAATTTCGTGGGTCTCTCGGAGGAACTGGTTGACATCCATATTGATACCCTCAATCAAGTCCATGGTATCAACCACACTCTTCGGCACGACGCCCTTCTCGATCAGTGCGGCATCCTCAAGAGAGATACCCTCCCGCTCAGCGGTAGCAACGATCTGCTCGTACTCCCGAGCTGACTTGGTCTGGCGCGACATGAGGTACTCATCCTTGACCAGGCCATTCTCGTCAATGGCGCCCTTGACCTTCTTCCACCCAGGGTGGGTAGCGATGTGCTTGCGGTTGAATTCTTGCCACATCTCGGTCATGATGTTCGTCAGCTCAGATGTATCCATCTTGGCAGTCTGGTTCGCGGCCATCAGTGGCCGGTATTCATCAATCTCTTTCTCGAGCTTGCGAGCTTCAGCCCGCGCTATCTTACGTTGAGCGATCCGCTCCTCGGGAAGCTTGGTTCCAATAGCGGCTGCGCCGTCATCGAGAAGATTCGGAAACTCTGCCTTGAGGGCGGAGAGCTTCACGTCGATTGTCTTTACGGCGAGGGCATACTCGGCCGCCTGCTTCTCGAGGAAACCCTTCGCGGATTTGTACTGCAAGAACCTACGAGCGAAGGGCTCAAACGAGTTGAGGTCATTCACGGCGGCGAACATTCGGACACCAGATTGGCGCATTGACTGCACCCCTGTAGGACCATAGAAGTGGAAGAGAGTGTTGGCGTTGATTCGGTTGAACAGGTGGCGTGCATGCTGCACGGCCTGAAGTGGACTGTTACGCATCAGGTTCCCGAACTGGCGGGAAGCCAGGACAGCAACGGTAGTCTGGTGAGCACTGATGGGGTCGCCACCATCGAGGTAGTGCTGGTGCAGAATGTCGTTGATGAGGTCGCGGTCGATAGGTCCGTATGTCATCTCGTCCGGCATGATCCGGCGTGGGCGTACGTGGATGGCACCGTCAACATCAACGGCGTTGACATCGTCAGCGGTCACACCCCTGGCCCAAGGAGCCTCGGGCATGGCCTCGTCCACATTCCAGCGGACTGAGTTGTGTACCTTGTCGTCAATGAGTTTCCGCGCATACTTCTCTGAGAACCTGGCGGCCTGTGTAGACATTGAAGAGGAGTTGCCAGACTGAAGGATGAAATGATCGTCATGGAGGAGACGAGCGTTATCCCAAATTTTCTCCATCGTGCCACGACCGAGCGTGGTCGCCATGGACAAGTCCCCATCCATAGTCTTACCCGCACGACCGATAACCCCAGCGACAACCTTGCCGCTCTCTGGGTCTCGGACAGTGTAGGCTACTCCGCCTAGGTCCAGCTCGGTGCGCTCGAGGTGCATGGTTACGCCCTTTTCTGTGACTACGGTACCGGCAGGAGTTTGCACGGTGTCTGTGTCATCAACGATTCGTGGGAGCCTATCCCCAAGAAGGTCTTTGGCCGTAACGTCATCAGCGCCCTTGACAACCTTAGCCTTGGGATTCCGCTTCAGTACGTCCCCCGCAGCAATGCGGTGAATGGCCTCAGCCTGGTCATCTGCGAAGCCCACCAGCCTACGTGAGGGGGTTACGCCAGCAGTGACGTCCAGCCTGGTTGTAGCGGGAACGAGCCGGTGGCCCTCCCGTTGGTAGAAGGCAAGCTCAGCAAGATGATCGTCGCTCAGCTTTGCAATCCGTCCTGCGGAGGGGTTGACCACAATCTCGAGAGGCACGGAGCCCCGCGCCTTAACACGTTTACCTGCCTCATCTATCTGCTTCTTAGACACCTTAGCCACGTCATCAGCGAATGGAGCGAAGGCGTCCATGGCGATGTGGTCGTAGGCGCCAGCCAGCTTGGGGTTCGGGAGGTCCATGCGGAAAGGCGACTTCAGGGCAGCCTCACCAAGGATAGCGTTGGTCAGAATCTCAGCGTGGCCCGTGGCGTCAATCGCCTCCATAGAAATGTATCCACCAATGTCGTTACCCTGATGCTTTCCAAGGGTCATGATGATATCATCAGCCTTTCGCCCGTTGGCCACAGACTTGTAAGCTAGGCGGTAAGCGTCGGCGCCGTTCTGAGCGCCCCAGCGACCGGCCGCTGAGAGCGGTGCACGGTATACGAAGAGCGGAGCATCTATAGCCATGGCGGAGCCGTAGTCTACACCCAGCCCAACCAGCGTCCCCTCAAGCCCAAGTACTTCGGAGGGCTTCTCGTAGTTCTCGAGCTCCTGCCAGTACTCTGGGTCCATGATGAAGGAGTCACCCTCGATCAGGTTCACAACTGCCAGGGTGATGCCTGTAGTGATAGTCTCCAGAATCTCCCCGTAGGAAGCTGCAATGGACATGATAGAGTCGGCGTTGCTGAAGTCCGCGTCTTCCAACTCTTGCAGGATAACCTTGGTCTGAGCATTGTAGAACTCTTGCTGCTCTTCGATGTTCTTCTGGTTCTCCTCGGAGAAGAGAATCTCATCTACCACCATGTCAGTGGCCAGCTCTGTGTCACCACCAGCTGCGAGCATCCACTTCTTCCACGAGTCAGGGTCTATGCGGGGGAGCTCTCGAGCGAACTCCAGGGCAGAGCCGAACCCTGCCTGTAGTGTGAATTCATCAGACGACATGCCCAGGCTGTCCCTGAGTTCCTTGTTGGCCATCATACGATCCGAGTGCTGCTGCCGAGCGGGGCCGTGAGCTACTTGATCTAGGGTGCCAGCGAGGGTATCGAGCATACCCTCAGCAACATCGGTCAGCGGTGAAACTGCTACCTCTGTTGCGTGACTCGTACCAAATGTCAGCCAGCCCATGTTGTTGCCAGCGAAGGTATTGAGCTCCTTAAAGCCTCCCCAAATCCAGCCTGCGAACTTAGCCGTCGCACCTCCAACTTCTCCCCAGGTAGGTCCAACCTCTCCTGGGAGCACACGGGTGCCTGCGAACTGTGAGCCCTCAGCTACAGCCGTATCGACAATGTCTTGGTTGAGGTCTTGGAACTCCCCTACAGTTGTCAGACCGAACAGGATAGAGCGCTGGGATTCCATAAACTCTGCGGCTGTGTTGGCGTCATGCTCCTCACGGAGCTGAGACAGCTCGGGGCGGCGCTTCTGTGCGGCAATGGCGTCGGCTTGGAGCACACTCAGTCGGTACAGTTCCTTCAGGGGCTCTGCCCCTACGCCCTCGAAGAGCTCAATGTCCTCGGCATAGTTGACATACCACGACAGGGGAATAGACCCACCCGTGTTGTAGTAGGCCTGCTCAAGCTTCGCCGTGAAAGCGTCCTGAGCCTGAAGAATCTTGTTCAGAGAACCATCGGGATTGCGGTAGGCGGTCTCGAAGTCACTGTTGTATTGGCGGTTATTCGCGGCGCCACCCTCACTCTGAAGCCATGCAGAGGCGAGAGCATCAGCAGCGTTCGGGGAGGTGGTCTTATACCCGTAGAGCTGGGCCGCAAAGGCCTCGCGGGGAACAAGGGGGTCCTCCTCATGGTTTGCCTTGTAGGCGCTGACGCTATACTTCCGGTATGCCTCGGCATCGTCGTCTGCGAGGTAAGAGTCAAATCGTGCTGCCACTAGGAGCTCCTAGAGAGTGTAGCCCGTAGGGCATCTCGGGCCATCTTACGGATAACTGGGCTGCGTCCGTTCTTGGCCATGATCCGCCACTTGTCTATGTTAGCGCTCTCCTCGAGAGTCTGCTTGCTGGCAGGACCAGCGCCAGGACCAACAGAGAGTCCGTCAGTCACGGGGAGGTCAGAAACGGGGCCCTGCGCCAGACGTCCTTGAGCGTTTGCCGTGGCCGCTCCTGGAACGGAGGGCGTAGGTGCGTTCTGGACAGACTGAGCGATACGGTCTTCTACGACCTGACGGTCCCCATACTCTAGGGACCCAGGTGAGATACTGTCTGAAATGTCACTTGCGGATGGCACGGTTTCTCCTATTGACTCGGTATGCCCGAATCCGTTGCTTCATTGTGGGCCAGTGTGCCAGTACAAGCACAACAACCAGCCCAAGCGTAATTTCGTCTATCATCAGTACGTCCCCTGTACGAGGAAGTAGTGAGTGATGAGACCCACGAAGCTGTCGTTGAGCTGCACGGTAAGGCGCTGCCCCGCTTCGAGGGAGATGGTATCGCCCGACTTCGCAAAGGTCCAGCGGACGGTGATGTAGTCGTTACCGGAGCCCTTGTCTATCCAGTTCACGTCGTAACACAGCCGTGACCAGTCTCCGTTGGTCTTGACGGGCACGCCATCGGTGAGGTCGCTCATGGTTGTCCCATGCTCGTTCTCTAGAATGACCTCAATACCGTTGGTGAGGGCGACTCCAATGTTGCCGTACTCCTGGGCGGTGCCGCCACCAGTGTCTTCAATGGTTACAATCAGGCGGGTAATCTCGTACTTCTCACCGGCCGCAGGCTCAATGTAGAACTCTTCTACTGCACCAGCGTAGTTTCCTATGGCGTTCTTGGTGCCGGTGCCGTTGCCTGCGGTGTCAAGATAACGTGAGAGGTGTTTAGTTCTCATTTATGCTACTTGCGCCGGTGCACCAGGGCCCAGCACTCCAGGTAGAGACGGAAGGCCTGCCGATGCAGGTAGGCTCTCAGCGTTGCCAGGAATCCCCCCTCGGGAGAGTCCTTCAGCGGCCGAGACGGCTTGGAGCGGATCGTCGCTCGCGACACTACCTCCAGCTCCTCCTTGCTGAGCCGCTGCGGCTGCCTGGGCGGCTTCTTGCTGTTCGGCGTAGAATTTGACAAGGACTTCCTCCATGGTGAGATCGGGGTCGTTCAGCAGATTGAAGTACATGAGGGCGATATCTGTGCCCCCCTGTGCAGCCTGAGCAACGATGCCCTGGGACACAGCCATAATCATCTGCTCCTTCTGGACCTGCTTCTCTTCATGCTCAGCGTCCTCCATGAACTCTAGTTCGTCTCGGGCTCGCAGCCTGGAGATGAGTCCGGAGTTGAGGTGCAGTTGCAGCCTGGTCTCTCTATTGGTGGGGTCTGATCCTGCGCCCAGTCCGTAAGAGCGCACCACCTCGTAAGCTCCGGCGATATCTCGCTCGGGGTTGAAGGATTCGGGCTTCTTTCGGTCATGAGAATCTCCATAGATAGTCTTGTTACCTTGGCAGAAGTGCTCGTCTACACGCAGGACAAGGCCCGATACGCGCTCCATGAACCACTCAAAGTCGCGGTGGGTCTGAGCCAGACGTGCATCCAGAGCCCCAGTAGAGGCCGTAATGGCTCTACCAGAGGCAATGGATGCCCCTGGTTCACCAACCAACTGCTGCGGGTACACAGACTGGGTCCGTGCTTGGTCTTCCAGGCGGGCGATCAAGTCCTTCACGTCGAAGTGGGAGGTGGGCTGGAAGCGGTCAATCTTACCTTCGCTTGAGCGGTAGGTCATGGTGGAGCCAGGGCCGAACTTGTCCAGTCCCTCGACGTCGTAACCAGCCACTGCGGGGTAGACCTCTTCCTCTGTCCTCTCGATTGTCAGCGCCATCAGGTGGTGCTGGACACGGAGGATGTGCACGGTTTGGTCGTGCATCCCTCGGCGTTCGCCGTCGAAGGATGAGCGTGGAATCTCCACCACAGGCACGATGCCCATGGGGTTCTCCTCATCTACAAGAGCCCACCCTCGGTTGTCCTGTCGCCCCTTGGGGGAGACGTCAACGAGCATGTGACGAAGACGGTGCCTCTCGAACCAGTACCACTCCTCAACGACAGATTGGGAGTCCAGCTCCGCTGCAATCTCGGGATATAGTCTTGTCAGTTCGTAGGAGTGTATCTTACGTGCCACAAGGCACTCGATTACCTCGCCCTGTGGGTTGGTCACAGGGTAGTAGTGGCGAGGGTCGAGGCGGTGGATCAATGGGTCACGCATCTCTGGGTCTTTCGAGAAGTCTGCCCAGACGAAAGCGGCGGCGGCTCCGGTACCTGAGTAATCTGAGAACCACTGTGCTAGTTTCTTGTTGATATTCGAGGCCTTCTCAACTTCACGCAACCTGCGTTCGCGCTTAGCTGCACCTCTATATCCCTCAGGACCACTCTCCATATGAGGAATGGGCACACGAATGGAGGGTACCATGGAGCCACCAATACTAGCAAAGTGGCTAACACCGAGTTCGATGGTGTTGGCCACAGTAGGGGCGAGGGGCTCGCGCGTCAGGTCAGGCCAGACACGGTACCATTCACCGTTGATGACGCGTGTGATGTCTCTGACACGGTCCTTCCACTCTGCGTGGGCTTGAATCAGAAGATCGCGGCGAGTCCAGTCACTGGTATCCGCGAGCTTAACCTCGAAACCAGAGTAAGACTGGTCCACAGCCTCCTTCTGGAAATATGAGGTCTGGGGTGAGACCTGTGAAAGGGTCTCGAGGCTACTGGTAGGCATCGTCGTCGTCATCCTCCATACTTGCGTGGGCCCAGTCGATTACCTTAGTCATGACGTCAACCGCAGGTTCGCCCTTCTCAACAAGTTCGAGGGCGTAAAGCATGGACTCAGGGTGTACTACTAACCACGTAGCTTTCATGTTCTCGTTCACTATAGCACACCTTCCAGCATTTGTCAAGCGGTTCTTCCTCTCCGTAGTCGCCGCGCTATTCCAGGCGGCAAGTTACGGGAGGAGATTGTCTGTTCGATATCCATGGGTTTGGCTGCAATGGTGGGCACTTCACCCTCTGCGATCCACAGGGCCACGAGGGCATCCTTGGTGTCGGAGTAGGGGAAGGCCTGCATGTCAGCGATCAGCGGTTCCAGACGTTTTCGATCCTGAGGCGTTGCGCTGGGAAGGCAGTAGAGCCCGCCTCCGAAAAGGGGCGCCACGGCGGCGATACCATATTCCTCATCGTTAATTGATCCCCGCTTTCGTCCTCGACCGTAGGTGGTGTGGGGCAGTAGGACTGTGCCTGCGGCACGGGCTCGGGATTTGAGGACGTCATCGCCCATGAGAGTTGGTGCATAGTTTACCTCG